CAATGTAATGGTCTTTCTTCTCCCACAAGGAGAGACTGTCTATTGCAAAGTTATTGCGCTCAAACCGGAGAAACCATGTCTACAGGTCACTACTTTACGTACTTGAACTATGATCCTGCCAAGGCGTATAACACGTTTGCTACTCGGAATTGGAGCGGTCAGGACGACCCTCTTAAGAAGAGTAGATGGAATGTGTACAACGTTGATGGTGAGGTTTTTAGTTCGACCGGTAACATGGGCTGCCACACCATTAACGTGGCATTCTCTTCCGATGACGACCTTCGACTCCAGGACAAGTTTGTGTCCGCTGTGCGCCGGCATGAGTTTCACGCCGGTAAGTTTCTTGCACAGTCTGATAAAGTCGTGAGGTCCATCCACGGAACTTACACTGCCTTTCGCAATATGCGCCAACGCTTCCTTAAGGGAGACGTCAATGGTGCATGTCGCTTTCTGGCACGTAGTGTAAGCGGTAATGCTAAGCGGTCCGCTAAACGGAAACTGGATACAGGAGATCTTGCTGGCGCCCACCTTGCACTTGTGTATGGTTGGGCTCCCCTGGTCTCTGATGTATTCCATGCCGCTACTGCATTGGAGGTTCTGGCAAACCCTCCCCGCCGTACATCTGTAACAGTTACACGAACAAGAAAACTCGACTTCGAAGGCAGTGCTGCGCCAGGAATCTATACCTGTCCGGGCAATGCCGCAGTATCGAAGAAGATTATCTTTGAAATGGCTGAAGAGATGTCGGAGGCGCGGAGCCTCGGGCTTTACGATCTACCCGCGGCTATCCACGAAGCAACCCCCTGGAGTTTCGTCGTTGACTGGTTTGTTCCAATTGGCACTTACCTGACTAACCTTGGCGTAATCCCCTTTCTTCGGGGCACGTACAAGATCACGACGTTCTACAGAGGGCAGGCCGGTGGTTGCACCGTCCTGAACCCGGCAGCTTCTGCACCATGGGTTGGTCATTCAGCAAAGATCCGACATTTCACTGTCGCACGATTGCCGCTGACTACTACCCTTGATGTGGTTCTGCCGAGTTTCCGGGGTTTTAACCAGCTCTACGAAAACGGTCAAAGGATTGCTAACTCTGTTGCTCTCCTCCGGAACCTATGGACCCCTGACGTTCAAAACAACGTACGCCAGGTTATTTCCAAGCTCCGCCGCTAAATACATCAGACTACGGTCTGCTGTCTCGTAGTGTAACACCCGGATTTAGACGCAACAGGCCGATGAGACCTTTTCTCATCTGTTACAACAACTGGAGCATATTATGCCCGCAATGAGTAAGATACTCGTACGATCTGATGTTGACGGCACAACCGATGTTACTTTCCACCCGATTAAGGATTTCCCTTTTCCGAGCTGGAGGACCAACGACGCTGGTAAAGCGTTGCTTGGTCAAAGTCGTCTGGATGTGCAGTGGGAGGCGCCCGCGAAACCCGCTGGCAAGTACCGCGTCAATATCAAGCTGGCCACTCCGATCATGGAAGTGATTCCGGCTGGGACGGTCAATTCCGCAGGGGTTCAAGCAGCGCCTACCGTGGCCGACGAAGAGTCGGTCTCGTGTACGTTCTTCTTTTCCTCCCGTGGGACGGCCGATACCCGTGCGGAAATGGTTCGTGCTTTTCAGCATATCCTGGCAGGTGCCAATGACGTCACGGGGACCGGTTTGATCCCCAAGAACGCCGTTGCGCACGCTTTCAGGGACGCTACTAGCACATTGCCAGTCCCGTACGCCCTCGCGAACCTCCTCTTCCCGGGTAGTTAATACCCTGGTTTAGTGTTCCGAGTCCCCCAGCTAGATTCAATAAAAGGAAATCACCATGATAAAAGCAGGCTGGCTAGACCGTTGGAGTTACAAGGATAGTGTTCTCCTTCTTAAAACACTCGCTTACCCGCATGCGCAGCAAGCTGGCCGTTTCTCGAAAACTCTCATCGATCTTTTGGATCGGAGTGATTGGGCTGGCCTTCTTGCCTTCGGCGTGGATTACCGATCTGATGACAGCCCTGACCATCTTTATCATGCTAGGCAAACTCTAGGATTCTTCCAAAAGTTCGAGCCTTTGCGTGTGGATGGCAGTGAGTCAAAAGAAAGGGTCGCGTTCCGAAAATTTGCGCAAACCGAGGAGGTCTGCAACCTTGTAAACAAACGCTTTTGCAACTACCGATTAGGTACCCCAATGGGGTATCCGTACGACACCATCCTGGTGACGGCACGTGAAATAATCGCGAAAGTGCTGGGCGAGTGTCCCAAGATAGCAGATTTAGATTTATCCTTCGGCCCGGGTGCAACGGTTACAACTACAAAACGCGAGGCATGTCCTAGATTCAAACTAGGCGCCTCACCCGAGTGTAGTACCGAACTGTTACCTTTTGTGTCAAAGCTTATGACCGAGGTACCCGGGTACACATTACAGCACGCGTCAGCTGTCGGCTTAGACTTTGCCGATGTCTACGTTCGTGCAGTACCCGGTAAATTGCAGTTCGTCCCTAAAGACGCAAAGAAGTACCGTTCCATTGTCGTCGAGCCTGGACTTAATGTCCTTTTACAACAAGGCATCGGCAAGTGGATACGGAAGCGTCTCAAAAAAGCTGGGATTGATCTATCTGACCAGACGCGTAATCAGCTTCTGGCCAAGATTGGTAGCGAGAGTAATTTACTTGCTACGATCGATTTCTCCTCAGCAAGCGACACCATAGCAAGACAGGTTGTCGCTTTTCTGCTTCCAGATGCCTGGTCGGCTCTTTTGTCTATAGCCGTTACCAGGGTCGTCACTTACGAAGGTGTCGCGTTCCGTCTCGAAAAGTTTTCGAGTATGGGAAATAGCTTCACTTTCGAGCTTGAGTCCTTGATTTTCTGGGCTCTGGCTAAAGCGACGATGCAA